TTTTTGATATTTCATTGAGTAGTGAAGTTATCTGATCTAATTTACCAGATTGTTCTTCAACTTTATTTTCTAAATCTTGTAATCTTTTCCAACCGCTTTCATTATTAGTATTACCAAGAATAACTTTTGATTGTCCAGATACTCCATATGTTTTTTTTCTTAAGTCGTATGTAGCCATTGTTTTCCTATAGTTATAAAAGGGTTTTAATAAGGGGGATATAAATACCCCCCTTAAAATTAAACAGTATTATACTGCTGTGTCTAATTGTGCGTCTGTGTTATTATCAGTTTCATTAATACCTGATATGTCACACATTACAGCCCATACTCTAACTTTACCAGCTGCTGCTGCTGCACTTAAAACAAGTAAGTCTAAAGTGTCAGCTGATCCTGCTATATGTCTAGCAGTTGCTGTTGTTGCAGAGTATCCTGTAGCATTTGTGTCACCATCAACATAAATGTCAACGTCACCACCTGTGATACCTAAGTCTAAAGTAACTGAAGCAGAAAGTGCAGTAAGCACTTCAATTCCAGCTTCCATAACTAAAGTTTCAGCAGGTATATCAAGAACTCTAAGAACATCATTTTGTGCTGCTCCAGAATCTCCATTGATTGTTGATATATCAATAGTGTTTTCTACTAAATAAGGTGTTCTACCATTAGACGGGTGTCCAGTAGTTCCACCTACGCCTGTTACGTCATAAGTTGCCATATCTATCTATCTCCCTCTAATTAACCTATTGTTATAACACCTGAGTATACTGCTTCAGTTCTTAGAATTTTTCTTCCAAAAACGTGCAGACCTCTAACGATGTCTGAAAATGAATCAGGGTCTCTGATAAGTTCTGTTTTCGCAATATGGTTTGCAGTAGCTACCGCTGACTGATGACCATAAAGGAAAGCATACTCATTAGAACCACTTGATCCAAAAGTTTTATTTGCCGCTGATCCGCTTGATACAGCTATGGCATTAGTAGAGTACATTCTAAAACCAAATAAAGGTCTGTCTGTAATCATACCATTTCTCATAGATGATGCTGAACCATCGTTCATTACAGATTGATCCATAATTTTCGCACCTGCTTTTCTAATTTGTTGATAGAAAGCTGGTGGAGCTACGAACCATCTGTTTTCTTCTGGTACATCTGCACTGTCAAGAACTGTTTTTGCTGCTGACATAACATCTACTAAAGTATCTGTTGCATTATCACCATCAATTGGTGAACCGTCAGTTCCAGTATTAGAAGCTGATGTAGACGCACCGTCATAAATCGCTTTTAATACATTGTAGTCGTAGTTCTTTTTAAGTGCGTAAGCACCTGAAGAAGTTGCAAGAGCTTCAAAGTTTACATGTGATTGTCTTTCTTCGATGTCATCTACTTTAAACGCAAAGTACGAACCTTGGTCGACAGTCAATTGAATTTGATCGTCTGCAAGTGTTTCTGTGTTTACTGTTTGACCTCTAGCGTAGTCATTCACTGTAATTGAAGGCTCTTTGATTATGTTTACTGTGTCGCCAAAATTTTCAATTTCTCCAGCGTAATCAGTGTTAGTAATATCTTCTACAACTGATGCACGTCTGAAAAACTTTTGAACCTTCTGACTATAAATCGCTGGAGCCCAATTACCTGAAGGTAAGTTTTGGTATCCCGCTGCTTTTCCCATTGTTGCCATAATGATTGCCTATTGTTTATAGTTGTTATTATTAAGGTTGGACTCTACCTTCTCTAATAGCTTCATCAATTTCGGCTTCGTACTTAGCAAACGTTCTTGGATTCATTCTAGCAATTTCAGAGTTAGACCAGATTTTCTTTGTAGGAATCTCTGTCTCTGTTGCTTTAGTAGTTTTAGTCACAGCTTTAGCTGCTTCCTTTTTAATAGATGTTTCTTGTTTTTTAGTTAATTTGCTAGTACCATTGTCCATTTTATAAAGGTCAATAGCTCTTCCAGCTAGTTGTGCATTAGATGTATTTTCATACAACCAACTTTGAATAACTGGATCTTGTTTACTAGCCCATTGATGAAACTCATCTTTTTGACGAATCTCACTAAAGTCAGGATGCATCTTTAACAATTCTACTTCAGCTTTTTCTTTGCTTATTTGTTCCTGTTGAGCTTGTAGATTTTGGTATTTCTCCTCAATCTCTTTTGCTCTAGTATCAGCTTTTGTCATAGCTATGGTTTCAACCATATCATAAACATCAGGATACTCTTTTCTCCAAGCCTCAAGTTCATCTTTAGACTTAGGTGGAACAAACTCTTTTGTAGATGTTTCCAATTGCGTTCTTAAAGTTCTAACCTCATCTTTGTGCTTTGATAAAGTAGAATCATAGTGTTTCTTCAAATCGTCATAACGTTTTTTAAAAACACGATCTTCTGCATTTTCAGGGCGTTCAGTTGAAGGAGTAGCTTCGCCATCGGAGCTTGCAATTTCTTCAGATGTTTCAGTGTCCTCTTGAACGGTTGCTGTGTCTGCTTTCTCTTGATGATATTTACCTAATTCACCTTTTGCGAATGCTTCAACTTCTGCATCATCAGCGTCATCTCTTTGCTTTTGATACATAGCTTTGCCTTCAGGCTTCTTAAATAGTTTATCATCTTTTTTAACTTCCGTTTCATTTGAAACTTCAGTTAATTTTTTTTCTTCTTCCATTATTTTTCCTCTTAGGTTGAGTGCCTTATGGATAAGGGTAGCTCACTTCCATAATTTGTGGGCTGAATCTATGCTAGCTCTTCTTCACCTTGATCCAATGCCATAGCTTCTGGGCTAATGTCTGGATCGGCATTAGGCTCTGGAGCCATCATGCCATTAGGATTAGGATTAGATGCCTGCATATTTTCAGGTGGCACATTTGTATTATCTGATTGTGACTCAGACAATTCTGTAACGAATCCTTCTACGGATTCTTGTTCTGTATTACTAGGATATTTCATCCTAGCATAATTTTTTACTACTGATACTGGTATTATAACATTCTCTTCAGTAGATTTAAATTCATTTATTAAATCACTTGCTTCTGGTAAAATTTTTATTAAAGTAGTTGCTAAACTTGGTGATAATACCATAGATAATTGTTGTGCTTCTTCTTCAGATAAGCTATTTAATTTTTGTACAATTTCAGGATCTTTAGGTTCTGGTCTTTGTACCATAGCTTGTTTTACTGGAGCTGCTGCTGGTGCTTTTTGTTCTTGTGGTTGAGCTGGTGGTTTTAAGTTAGACATATCAGGAGCCTCTGGTGTTTTACCAGTATTATCCATTAATCCTGTTGTTGTTACCTTACCGTCTGGTCCTATTGCCATTATCTCTCCCTAATAAAATTAAGATATCCAATCTAAATTTTTATATTTATTTTTATTTAAATTTATAACATAAGATTTTACATTATTTTCACATATACTCATGCCCATATGTTTAGTGTATAATTTATCTAATGATGCTTCACCTGTAATAGTATATACTAAACCTAATTTATTTTTTATAGCTTGTTTTTCTATTGATTGAACACATAGCTTCATAGCTTTAAAAAGTTTTATCTTGTTTATTTTTGGATTTGAAAACAAACCATACATAAATCCAAACTTTGCTTTCTTATCAATATATAAGCCAGCTGCACAAATTTTTTCTTTATCACTAACTATTATACCTAAAGGTGGTAGCATCTCTTTAGGAATAGCTAAATCCCATTTTCGATCTTTACACCATTTACTAATAATAGAATAGTCTTTACTTAAATCCCACTTTTTAACTTGCATTTAATGTATTAACATTATGTTCGTCAATAGTATTTTCGTAGCTTTTCCAATTATTAAAAAAATCTTTTTCGTTATTAATTAATTGATCTTGTTCACTTACTTCAAAGTAATCTGTAAATAAAATATTATTAATTAAAATTCTTCTATTTTCTGATCCAAATACATATACAGTATTTAAATCATCACCTAATGACTTACCATGTTTAGTATCTCTAACTCTTACCCATACACCATCTTCATTTACCATATGGCTTCCTGAAACTTTGATACCTTTGTAGTCATATAATTCTGTATTTAAAAATCTACCTACAGCAAATACTTTACCGCCTACCGCAACTTTATCTCCTAGATCAACTTGCTCTACTGTTTTAGTAGTTCCATCTAACATTGTAATTAAAGTCCCTTTTAAAAAACAACCACCAGATCCTCCTCCACCACCACTGGCTCCTGGAGCAACTCCACCTGTAGCTAAATCTGCTTTATTTTTTTTAGCTTGTACTTCTTCTATTTGTTTATTAAATTCTTTTTTTCTTGCCTCAAATCTTTCTGCTTTTGCTGTATCACCTTTAGCTTTAGCTGTATCAATAGTTCTTTGTATTGTAGATACTCTTTTTCTAGCACCTGCCATTACATTACCTGTTGCAGATGTTCTATTCATACCTGCAAATACATTAGTAGCTGGATTACCTGCTATTCTTCCAGGATCTGTAGATAATCCTAGTTCAGAATTTGTTTTGTAACCTAAAGAAGTTAAAGCATCTTTATTTGATTTATTAAGTGCTACTTGTTGTGGACCTAATAGAGAATCTTCTATTGATTTTAATCCTTTACCTATACCTTCTAAAATCTTAACTGTAGCACTACCTTTAACAATTTGATTTGCTTTGTCTTTAAATTTTTCAAAATTTGATTTTACAGCTTGTAGACCTGTTGTTTTTGAAGGGTTATACTGAGTCTCTGTACGATACTTTTCTCTAGCACTCATTATAGTCTCATTAGCAGCATCCATTTTTGCTTTATCTGCAAGGCTACCCATATCAGATTTATATGCAGTTGAAGCATCTATATAATCTTGTTGAGCATTTTGTAAATTCTGTATTTCTTGAGGACTTCTATCATCTCTAGGATCAAGTGCCTGCCTATCACCAGCTTGTTTAACTGAAATATCTTCAGGATTAATACGTTCATAATTTTGAGATATTATACGATCTCTATTATCATTACCTTGTTGATCAGCTAATTTTTTAAATGGATCTGCTACATCAGGTTGTACAGGTAGTTTTGTTATAGGACCTATAGTAGCTTGTGGTATATCTAAATTTGTTAGATCAGGTAAATTTAATTTATTTACTTGTTCAAAACCTACTGACTTTAATGCATAATTACCATTAGAGTCTTGCTC